TATCCTTGTGGAACTGAGCTTGATGGGTTCCACTGAAATTGACTAGATGCATAAGACGTTGGCGTACCGCCTTGATCCTGTTGTGTTACACCATATTGAGCAACTACTTTACCTGTTTTCGGGTCAACAAATGAAGTAGGCACGCCTTCATATGTAGTGCCACCGGGTATGTACCCTTGGTTTTGATAATATTGAGCGCCAGCAGCAAAACTATTTGGATCACCCGCAGTATTGGTAAACGGCGTGCCGCTTGCAGATGCTGCCGTAGCGGTGTCACGAATGACATTACCCACAGTAGCGTTTGGATCGTTATATGCCGAAACGGTTTGGTTAATCCAATCCTGCGTTGGCGCTGTACCCATTACCTGTTGGTATGCCTGTGCAACATTTTGCGCAGTAACAGGCTGTGAAGCCAAGCTCTGATTACTCATCACGGACGGGTCATTGGACGTCTCCCCCGTATCACTTACGTAATAAGTGCTCCCATCGCCAGATTGAACTTGTGACCATGCCATAATCAGCCTTTACCTGTAATAGGCAACACTGTCATTGCCTCTACCATACGTTCTGCCCATTCTTGCCAAGTACTAAATAACCTAGGGTCTGCAACGGCAGAACTATTAAAATACCCAATTCCTAACATACCTTCCGCCCAGCTGCGCCATTGATCCTCTGGCACCGTGCCGAGCTGGTTCGCCGCAAACAACTCATTCATGCGAGCGCACCAATGATTCCAGTCATGCCCACGGGGATCATAGACTATCATGGGTTACCTGTACCACGAACATCACTGATTTCAGCGGATATTAAAACATTACCCATCTGATAATCGCCACCTACGACGTTACTATTAAACTTTAATCTAGGCTCACGGCGCTGCTCACGCATATCAACTTTTAACGTCGTGGGGTCAAACGGATACGGACCACTCACCTGATCATTATCATCCGCATAACTACGTCCAGTAACGTAGATGTCCATTTCACCGGACTGGATGAAATCAGGTTCAACACGCTCTATTCTCATCCAGTTGTTTTGACCTTGCACGGTCTGGCGGGAAAGCCCCGGTCCACCCGTGTTATACCCGATGCTATTGGTTTCAAAGTAACTTTGAATTGCTGTTTGCGTGTTCTGGTAGATTTGATCTACACCTGTCTCATGTTGCCACAAGATAGTGTTCCCGTTAGTATCCTCATCATTGCCTGCCCAAACGGGGAATCTGAACACTTCTGTAAACACACCTGCGGAGCGTCTTGCGCCTAGCGCCTGACCAGCATCGTACCAAGTCTTTTCACGCACATTGTAAATAATGGCGTCATTGCATTCTGTAGCATCGCCTCGAGGGTAAAACCACCAAATCTCACCCCAACGTGGCACTTTTGATACCCATACTTTCTGACGCTGAGCATAGTTCAGATTGTCAAAAAAGTAGTTCATGTTTTGCGTGTTTTGCATTTCCTGCACGATACCGTTGTAGCAAAGGAATCTGTCTGTACCGCACCAGTAGAAAATACCGTCGTATTCAATAATGGAGGATGAAGAAAGTAGTGATGATTGGCAGCTAATCAGGTCGTAACCCCAGTACGTCGTACTGGTGGTTGAGCCTGAGCCTACCGAGACTGGGTTGTAATAAACCCGAATGATACTGTCCAAAGACCAGAACAAGCCACTAGGGGAAGTAGTACCGCCACGCAGAGGCATACCCTTAACAATCTTGCCAGTAGCGACGTTGTTCGCATTCGCATCTGCTGCCACCCAGTTCTGAAAATTACCCGCCGACGAGTTCTGAATCAATCCATTATTGCCGTATACAAACAAATAAGGATAAATAATGCAGCACCCACCTGACACACTAATCTGATTATCGAATGTCAATGTTTCAGTGCCAGTCGTGCCTGTATAGTTATTTGAAAATGTCAGGTCAGTATTGCCACTATTTACGATGGCTTGGGTTACCGTTGTGCCAGCGACGAACCCTGCGCCTATTACTAACTGTCCGGGGTATACCAATCCATTCACACCCGTAATCACGCCAGTATTTGTGCCGTTTGTGAGCGCTACGGAGGCGGTAAATTGACCTACCTCAGATAACGATCCGCCGGGAAATGTGCCGTACAACACCGGGGTATCGACAGTGCTACTAATGTCATTGAGGTTCTGACCGGGGTGCGCAACGATTGTTGTAGCTCCGCCGCCGTTGGAGTCATATCCAATGTCAAACTGCCATAAGTTATTTGGGCTAGATGTAAACCCAGACATCGTGATGGGGTATGGGCCAGACCCCACGCCACCGTTATTGCTTGTTGACCAATACTGAAGTCCACCGTTATAGCCCGAGTAGACGTAGTTGACCTCGTTATATGAACTCATCACCATGCCACGGGAAACCCCTGTAGCATTCTGGAAAATGGCGTTATAACCCCACATTTTGCGAGGACGACCACGCTGAAAACGAACCCATGAGCCATCGACATAAGACGGCGCATCGAGGATCGTACCGTCCCGTTGAATACCGGGAGGTATCTTCAGCGACAGGACTTGCTTAGTCAAAACATACCTCCGCTAATACCATTCACAACTGTCAACCCCGAGCTATTAAGCGTCATGGCATTTGCACCAGATAGGGCAAAACCGAGCTGACCTGAACCCGGGTGGTAAAAACCGGTGTTTGTATCGCCAGAAAAGTTTAGCGACGGGTTGGTCGCCGAGCCTGAGTTAATTGTCAGCGTGGTTAATGAACTTGCCGCAGCGCTTGAGGCGTTATATACGTTCGTGCCATCACAAATAATAGTAAGCGTCTGGCCTTGGGGTACAGATACTGTTGAGCCTGTCATCGATGAGGTCTTAAAGGTCAACGAGTATGACCCGCTAGTTGAATTCTCAACGTAGTAAATCTGCACCGTAGAAGGCAGAATGACGATCTGGTTGGATGTAAGCGTACCTGTGTAGGTCTGCACGACGTTGGCATATTGCGCAGCCGACAGGGTTAATGTGCCACCAGTCACGCCAATTGCCAACTGCGTGTAAATGAAGTTGTTATTGCGACCATAAGCAAAGGTTGACCATCCGTTCGTGCCGTTGGAAACGATCACCAACGACTCGGTCGGGTTGATTTGCTTATTAGAATTGCCGTCAATCGTATCGGTGCCGGATGGCGTCAAAGTGAGCGTACCCGTGCCGCCGTTTCTTAGGGCAACAAACCAGCCATTACCTATGCCTGCCGATGCACTTGATGGGAATGTAATCGTTCCTACACCGCCCGTCCAAACCAAAAACTGGGACTGATAAGTTGAAGTAAGGCTTGTGCTTGAAGCGATTGTGCCTTCATAGAAAACCGTATTAAGCGTGTTGCCAATAGCCTCAAGACCGTAACCTGCAAGCGCAGCAGCGCTAGACGATGAGCCGCTTGCATTAAATCCGATGCTTGACCAAATTCCATTTATCGTGGAGTTATCGGTCAGGAATACATACTGCGCTAGCGTGGAGTTCACGACAATAATAGTATTGCCTGAGTTGTCCGTTACTGTGAAAGGAATCGTACCGACGTTCTCAATTAAGACCGCTTGACCAGTAGACACCTGATTAGCCGGTGGCATGAGCAGATCAAGCCCTACGGCAGTTGCCGTCACCTGCATAATTGCCGCAACGGTAGGCGTGTCAGTGGTGTATGAGCTGTTGATAGGCCAGTTAAGCACTGTGCTCGTCGATATTGTCAGCGCCTCATAGCCCACCTGTGAAGGGCTAATGGTCTGACCGGTCAATGGATTAACGTATGACGTCATAATTACCTCTAGGAATCCACAGCGATAGCCGATCTGTCGCCCACACGAGCCACGTCTTCTGCTTTCAAGGCTTGCATCGCCACGTCGTATTTTTGTTGGAATAACTGCAATCGAGCATCGTTTGTGACGTAAATAGATGCTTGTAAAAGCGTGCCAAATAACATCGCATTTGGCGCATTATTGGTCAGCCAATTCGTCTGATTCGTTGAAGACAGTGGTTGCAGACGCTGATAAACCAAGACTTCAAATTGGTAAGCTTGGTCAGGGATTGGTGAAACATACCAGTT